CATGTTTTTTTTAGCTCTTCCGCCATTCATTAATTTTTGTCTGTTTGGATTCGTTTGTGTATTATAGTTTCTATTTGACATTATCTCATCACCTTTCCACCACCACGTAGTGCTTTACCCATTGATTTTTTAACGCTTCCGCCAGATTTATGTCTAGCTCTTCCGCCATCTTTCATATCCATGTCACCTAGACCATCTGTTCTTAAAGGACTATTCTGGATTCTTCTTAAAGGTGTACCTTTATATTTATCTTCGTACATGTTTCCTTTTCCACCAGACATTATAGAATCTTTATATCCACCACCTGTGTAAGCTTTGTCAGAAGTCATTAATTTTCTTGCTCTTGCAGATCTATCACCTTTTGGTAATCTTGCTCCGCCTGCTGCACCCGATGATAAAAACCCATCAGATTTTCCTTTTCCTAAACCCTTCATCGCTAAATAACCAGCTCCACCAATTAAGGCTGCTTTACCAATTTTCTTTAACGCTTTTTTAATTTTACTAGCCATAATTTTATCTCCTTAATTACTTATTCTTTATCAGATGTGTCGCCTTAAGTCCATAGACAGAAGCAATTACACCTACAAAAATTGTTTGATACCATAACGGTAAATTTCCAAAGTGGACGAAGAATAGCTCCATTTTTTCCATATGTACAGGATTATCTGACCAGACACTCCATCCCAACATTACGATAGGGACCGAAAGCAGGATCAAAATAAATTCGTCTTTCCAGTCTGATTGTCTAGATTCTAAAAGTTTGCCTTGGTAAGCTTCCTTACCTTCAGCCATTCTAGATGCGTGCATTAACTGAGCATCAGACATAGCCATCTTAGTTCTCTGTTTGTTAGCGTATATTTTACTACCTGCAGAAACGGCTAATTTAATTGCCGATAACCACATGAGTTAGTACCACTTAACGGAAGATTTTTTAGATGCTAGCATTCTCTTTTGGCCACCAACTTTATTTATAGTCGGTTCTCCCAAAGGTGCTTTAAATTCTACTCCGCCAGTTGCAAATCCATCTGAGTTGGTTGTACATGTATTAGTTCCATCCGCTCTAGGTGTGTCTGATACAACTGGTCCAACGTAGTTTGGATTGTTTTTTGTAAAAAATGTTTTTGGTTTCATATTTTTCTCCTATGCTATTATTGTATACTATCTTCGAGGACCTTTCAAGATCCTAACGTCCATTTGTTTCATAAGGTCATTTTCTCTTTTAGAGTCAATACCCATCTGTGTTTTAGTCAATGAAGTGTCTGCTCTAAGTTCTGCTAACTCTTCATTTTGTTCTAATTTCTCGTCAAACTGTTGTTGACCCATCATTTGTTTAGATCTTTCCATGTTTATTCTATCTTCTGACTCTTTTCTCTCTGCTTCGTCATTCATAGCCTTTAAATCTAGTTCTCTAGCTTTTAATTTAGCAATTGGGTCGCCACCGTACTCGCCAGTAATTTTTGCTTCTTCATTTTTAAACTCTTCAGTAGATTCTGCAATTAATTTAGCTTTTCTAGACTCTAAACTCATTGATAGAGACATCATCTGTTGTTGCATTTGTTGATTTTGTGCCATCTGAGGATTTTGCTGCATCATTTGCTGCATTTGCATTAATTGTGCAATCTCTTCTCTAAATTCTACCTCTAATTGCTCTTGTGCCATTAGTGAAATGTGTTCAAAAATGTTTTTTTCTAAAGTTGCCATGACAACCGGTGAATTTCTTGCAACATTACTAGCCATAAAGTTTAAATGGGTTGTAATATGCGCTTGATGGTCTTGTCCTTTAAAAGCTTGAAACGGTTTATTAGACATTGCTAAAATATTTTCAGTAGCAGGGTCCATTGGACTTGGCTCAACAGGTGGTGGTAAAATTGCATCGATATTTTTTACACCAATTGCTTCATACATGTGTCTGTATGCTTCATATAAATTATGCATTTGCGGATTAGATTGAGCTAATTGTAATTCTGTTTGTGCCATTGATATTCTTTGCGATTGAGAAAAAATATTAGGATCTGCAACAGGTAAAATATCTACCTTGTCATCAAAATCTGCAACTTTAATATTTTTTTGTCCACCAACAACATCATATGGATATTCAGGTGGTAGATAAGTTTTAAAAACTCCTGCCAATAAATTAAATTCATTTTTCATAGCCACATACAATCTTTTATGTATGGCTGACATGACCCTAGAGCCTCGCTCTAGTAGGGCTATAGTCGTTCCAACAGCGGCCTGCTGGTTGCCGTCCCCGACTTGCATGTCAGCGATGGCGGCAAATCGTTGCCCTGCCGAAACCACCGTACCCATCAACTGCAACAAAGTCTGTGATGGTTCTTTAAATGGTAAAGGCATAAATGCATCCTTGATGTTTCCACCAGGTGCATCGACATCTCTGAATTCGCCGGGCTGTATCGATTGAGCCTCATCTCTAACACGTATTCCACGTTGTTTAAATCCTGAAGGCAAGTTACTTAAAGTACCTGCGTCCAATAATTGTCTTAATGCAGTGGTTGCTGTTCTAGACAAACCACCGATCATATGAATTAAACCAAAACCATAAAAACCCATTCCAGGTAAAAATTTAAAGTGGACAAAATAATCTTGTCTCTTTTTAGTAGGATCTCCTACTGCATAGTTTCTTCTAATTGATAATACTTCTCTACTTCCAAGTTCTATTGTTACAATATAGGGAAGTTTAATTCCTGTGTCTTCTCCAGTAGAATCTTTATCTTCAAAACCTTCTAAATCTAAATCAGTGTGTATTTCTAAAACAGTAAATATATCTTCGTCTCTAGTTCTTTTGATACCTTCTAGTTCTCGTTCTTTTTTTTCTACTTCTGTTTCTTCATTGTAGCCAGGTGAAAGTTCTACATCAACATAGAATCCCGATACTTGTTTTTTTCTTAAATCATTCTCTGACATTTTAATGACATGAATAATAGCTTCGGCATCTTGCAATGAAGTTGCCGTATAGGGAACTAATAAGTCATCAGCTGGAACAAACTTTGAAACGGCTCTTCCAAGTAGTTCATCGTAATAAACTTTCTTAAACGAAGAGCCGCTAAGAGGGAGATAAAAAAGCATTTGATCGAACTCGGGTTCGTACTCTTTCATCACGTCCATGAGTTGATAGTTCATGAATTCTTTAACACGTTGTGCTTGGTCTTCTTTTGCTCTGTTCATTAACCCAATAGTTTGAGTATGTACGGGTCCAGTAGCTGGAAGTAATTCTTTGTATGCTTGTGCTTGAAACTGTGTAACTGCTTCTGCTAGAACTGGGTGAGTTGCACCACTAGCTCCTTGAAAGGGTTGTGTTGGGTTTTCGTATTTAAATCCTAAAAGGTCTAAACCTTTTGTGTAACTGTCTTCCCAATCTTTTCTTGCTGATTTATATGTTTGATAATTTTCTGCAAGTTCTGAACCTAATTTTCCTAAAACAGATTCAGGTAATAATTCTGCTAAGTTATCTCCGTGAGCTTCTCCGCCCTCTTGATTAACTGCTGCTGGGTCAAAATTAATTGTAGCACTACCGTCTTCTTCAGTAACTATATCAATATCATCAGGACCAACTTGTTCTTCAGCTGTTTCCTGTTCTACTTCTGTTACTTCTTCATCGCTAGGTATTTTAATTTCAGTCTCTACGTTTGGTAGAGCTTTGTCCATATCTGCCATTTATATTCTCCGAGTTCTTTATTGTTGTAGACTGTTTTACAGAAACATTCAAGCCCTGTGAGTCCGGTCCTTTTAATGGTGGAATTTGATCACGTTTAACATATTCCATATTTGCCACAAGTGTTTTATTTTTAACCGTCATCGAATAACCCCCTTCCTGCTTTTTTGTTTTGATACATTTCATACCCACTAATACCAGCAGATAATGCAAGACCTGGTAATCCAAATCTCCTTGATACTGTTTTTAACATTGTTGGACTTATACCTAATCTCATTATATTTGAAACTGCAGGTGATGCAAATCTTGTTGCTTCTTTTGATAATGGTCCTGCAAAAGCTGCACCTAAATAATTTATTGGGTTAGTTGCAATATCACCAATTGAATCTCCTTGAGCAAGTTGTTGACCAATGTATAATGGTTCAAGAGCTAACATTCCTAATGGTGTTCCCGTAGCCGCGAGTCCTTTTCCAAGTAAACCTTTTAATGGTCCTGTTGCAGCTCTAACTGCTCCAGCCCCTTGTCTCTTTCTTACTTCCATTAATCGTTTACCACCTGGTATCATACCTGCAGCAACCGTGGCTCCTAGAACAGGCAACTGGGCACTTGATGTTATACCCGGATCAGTTTTTTCCATTACTGGTTCTGTTACCATATCAATTAACATATTCTTTTGTTGGTTCTCATCCGATAAATAACTTGTTGGGTCATCTGATGTAAATTGTTTTACAAGTCCTGCACCGGCTGCACCTACTGCAGCGAACGCTCCAAACCCTCCACCTTTTTTAGCAACGTTTAAAAATGTATTGGCTGCGCTTTTTATTTTTGAAAGAGGGCCTTTAGTACTATCAATTTGATTAGCAAATTTTTCAGCATTGCCAACAGGATCTTGGTTAACTCTTTCTATACAACTTTCTACAGTACCTCCCTTAGCTAAAGTTAGCCCGCATATTTTTTTAAATTCTTTACTATCAGGTTTTAACTGGCCTATAAGTTGACTCATAGTGTTTAATTTTATCTGCGTAATAGCTTCTGGACTTTTATTTGCTTGCTGCATTGTTAAGTTGGGATCAAGATTAAAACCTAATGAGTTTGATGCTATGGGGTCGAGGACTGCTGCGAATCTACCTTTTCCAGTTTTTTCATCTAAGTAAACAGGTGTGATTGTATCTTTTATTTCGGAAGCATATTGTTTTGCTTTATTTAAAAAATCAGGGTTTCCTGCAGTAGTCTCATTGATAAAAAAATTAACATCACTAATTTGTTTCTGTAAATCTTTTGGAATACTGCCTTTAAATTTTTTTGTTTTTTTAAACAATTTAAATTGCTCGTCGTATAAAGGTTGTAGATCTGCTTCTATTGCTTTTGCAACTTTATTATTTCTAAATTCTGGTTGAATTGCAAATGCATCTACAGGATACTTAATACCTAAACGCTTTGCTTGTACCATGCTCCCCATATGAGAACCTTCGTATAATTGACCCAACGGTTTTCCAACTGCATCCCCTACTTCTTTTTTAAATGGTCTGATTACTCTTCTTTCCAAATTCTCACTTGATACATCAACTACTTTGTTTCTACGTCTTGCATCTTTTTCTTTAGTACCCTCGTTTCCTGGGATCTTAGTATAACCTGATTTTATTTCAAATCCTTTAGGTAATTGTTCAACCGCTTTTTTCATCCAAGAAGCTGTCCCACCATCTTTTCTATCTAATTTAAAATCTTCAATAACTTGTCTTTGTGCTTCGGCTTTCGACATACCTTGTAAAAGATATTTTAAAGCAGCTTTAATTTTATCTTCTGAAGCTTTGATTTGTTCGGGAGTTCTAAAAATATTTGATGCTACACCTACCGTATTACCAACTGGAAATTTATATCTCTCAGCCATTACAGCTCCAGGATTTTAGCTAGTCCGCCTTGTGCAAATGGTTGTCCACCTCCAGGCGGCGTGAACTCATCTATAAATCTTGCCGTCAAAGCATCAAAGTCGGGTTCATCAGGTTTTAAACCTTTAGCATCTTCTACGTTGTCCATAACTCTTTTTGTGAATATTGCAATTTCTTCTGGACTCCCACCTTTTGGAACCATCTCAGCGATTCTTGGACCAAAATACTTTTGTACTAGAACTAATGGGTCACCCATTGCTCCTCCACCACCTTCAAAAATATATTTCATATCTTCTGCTGACATAACATCTGATAATGTAGTTGATGGATAGTCGTCTCCAACTTTTAAACTGTTGACTAAAAATTCTCTAGCGGATGCAGTCTTAGCTGGAAGATCACCTTTGGCAACAGATTCCATGATACCACCTTTATCGCTTGCGATACTTGCATCAACACCTTTAGGTGTCATTCCTATATTATCTAAAATTCCTGCAACCCCTTGTTCTGTACTAC